GGGCACGACCTTGTCGGTGAACATCTTCTTGGCGTCAGCACCAGTCTTGGACAAGATACCAATCCTTGCATCTTTTGCAACAGTTGCCACGTTGACCGCCTCGGAAGAGCCCATGAACGAGAATCCAGAACGACGAATCTTCAGGTAGCACATGCCGAACGCACGCACGTCGGCCTTGACGGCCTCCCAAAATATGAAGAAGATGCGGTTGGCCTCACGGAAGTCAGGCAGACCCACGTCAATCTTCGTCCACTGAAGGTACATGTAGTGCGAGCCAGTGATGTAGGTGGGCATGCCGCCGTTCATAAACCAGAAGCCATCGTCGCGCCTGTCGAACTCCGTCTCGATGTAGTCTACCCACTTGTTCTTGAATTCGTTGGACATCTCGTGCCACTGAAAGATGGACTTGATTCTGCCCAGCTCCTTCGGGTACTCGAACGGCTCCCAGTACTGGTCCTCTATCTTACGGCTGCGAGCGTGTACCTTAGCAGGCTCGTCAGGCAGCGCCACGATTAGGTTCGATATCTTGTATATCTCACCAATGGTGCCGTCCTTGGAGATGATGACCATGTCGTACTTGTCGTCATAGCCGTACTTCCAAGACCGCGCCTTGTTCTTCGACTTACGCACGTGCTCTGGAACGTACTCGTCGAGTATGTGGTAGATGCTATTTTGCTCTTCGTTCTGCAAAGCCCTGCTTACTTGGTGCCTGAGCGTCCGCCGTGACGTTGCCCTCAAGCGCGTTCTTCTCTGCCTCTATCCTCGACATTATGTCAAACGCATCAAATATAGCAAGCTTCTTAGTGGCCGCCGCGTTCTTAAGGCGGTCTGCTGCCAGCTCATTCTCTGGGTCGTCGTGAACAATGATGCTCTCCTCCGCTACCTTAATGAGCTCTTCTACAGCACGTTGGCCTGCACGTATGATTCTATGTTTGATTTCAGTCGAGTCCATTACAGCAAGATACAAATGTTTTTGCTATTCATGCGGTACAGTCGCTCACCCTCTATGGTGAACTCGTACTCCGTGCCTGGAGTGTACACCACCTCGTCGCCGACCTTTAGACCAGCACCGACCATGTCGTCGGTGATGTACTTAATCGTACCCACCAGCGGCTCCTCAGTGCCCGGCTTGGTGATGTAGTAGTTGTCTTTCTTCTCGGCCGGCTTGAGGAAGCAGTACTTGCCAGTGGACTTCCAACCACTGCCGTCGTTGTACATGAAGAACTGGTCGGGCTCAACGATGAAGAGGTCGTCACGCAGGAAGCTAAAGCTGCTGCGCTCACGACCCCTCATGTCGTTGTAGTACTTGAATACGTTGTGGTGAACCAATAGAGCATCTCCCGGCTTGATGTCGCCAGTGTATCCAGACGGAGTAGACACCACCTCCGCAAAGCGGTTTGATGCGGTGTGGTCCTCCTTGGATGAGCTGATTATGAATTCGATTCCGCCGTAGTCGCGTACGTTATCGTACCTGCGACCTCCCTGCGGTTTTACAATAAAGTAGAATGGAGAGCGCATAGGCTAAGACCCGCAGTTTTCGCACTCCGGGTTATCGATGCTACATGCAGGGGCAACGGGGGTTTGTTCCAGCTCGTTGAGCCAGTTGTCGAACGAATCGCTCATGGTCTTAAAAATTGATGTTATACTCTACGGATACCGGCATGTTCACGAACTCCTTCCACAGGAAGATTTCGCTTTCCGCCTCTACCCACACAAGGAAATTCCCTGTTTCTTTGTCCCTCTGTATGAGGTGAATCTTGTACGAACCACCGAGGACCTCCTGGTCTACGATGTAGTGCATGGCGCCAGACTTATAGTCAGCACCAATCGAGATTTTTCTGATTTCCATTATGCGACTTGTACGCGTTGAATGAAGTAAATTATATCCCAAATGCTTACGTCAGTTCCGTCTGGACGGACCTCAAAGTGCGCGCCATTTGTAACAAAGTCTGCATCAGCATAGTACTGATATACAAGGTGAATGTTATGTTCTATGTTGTTTCCTTTTGGGAAAGTTATAGTCTGAGCAATTCTGTTGTATCCAGCTGGCCCGCTCATTGAGATATCAAGATGGCCGGTGCTTGTGTTAGATGCAGACGCCTTAAATGTAACGGTAATGATGTAAGTATCATTCTCGTTGATAGCTAATATAGTCGACGTGTCAGGCGAGTAGAACGACTCTGTCCCGTACATATCACTGAACTTGTTACCATCGTTTGGCAACGTGTCAGTCACGCCATCCATTACGACAAGCTTAGAAATCGACGTGTATTGCTGGTCGTCGTAACGGTTCCATCCAGGAATGACCGGAGCGGGAAGCGACATCCACTCTACGCCAGTTCCGGTAGACTTAAGAATCTGTCCGCTGGTTCCCTCTGATGCAGTTGAATCGTAGAACAGGCCAGATACCTCGATGTCATTAGTTGTAAGTGAACCACTTACGTTGGCATTTGTTGCGTTAACCATGGTGGCACCAACCGTGGTGATGGTAGCACTAGCCGCGGTTACGGCAGCTGAAGCCGCAAGGTTCGTGGCAGAAACGTTACCAGTGAGAACGATGTTCTCCGTGGCCGTGTTGCCGTTGTCGAGCACCCATTGCAGGTTTGCAATCGACATTACACCACCAACCGTGAAGTTCTTGGTAACGTTAACGTTCTCGGCGTCCGTGCCGATAAGTAGGTCGTCTGTAGAAATAAGCCCGTCTACTGGGTATGTGCTAATCTTTGCCATCGTAGTACAAATTTAATACAAAAAGAAAAGCCCCTTTCGGGGCTAATGAAGTAATGGCTAATTACTAAAAGCCCCTTGCGGGGCTTCTCACTGCGCTATTACCCCACACTCAGGGGCTACAGCTGTTATTCTACAATCTCTGCCTCTGGAGCAGGAGCAGGAGTGAACTCGCCAGTCTCAAGGTCGACGTTGCCGTCGCCGTACTCTGCCTGAATGGCTTCAGTGGCCTCCTTGATTTTAGCCTGCTGCTCTTCGTATGCCCTAATCAAGGCAGACTTACGAAGCTCAACGAGAGCGATTGCACCTAGTTCCATTTGGATAGCCTGAAGGTTCTTCTGGGCTTCCTTTACTGCGTCAAGCAGTTCTTGATTGACTTTCGCCATTTGAATTAAAGTTTGAGGTTATTGATTATTAAGCTACGGGAGCTGGAGGTACTGGTACTGGCTCTCCGATAACGAGGGTGATGCTGGTCGGATTGATTTGTGAAGCAATCTGATTAGCAACAGAGGTCTCGAGGTTAGCTACCTGCTCGGCACCCATTGCTGAAGTGCACCATCCGGTGGCAATCTCGTTGGTAAGTTGTTCGAATGGAACGAAGGTAGCTGGGTCGATGTCGTCAGCCGATACCATCTGCGTACCGATAACGGTAGCAGCGTAGGTGATTCCGTTAGCTTCTTCTGTTCCAGTCAGGCGCCAGTGGATGTTGTATACAACGTCATCCAGCTCTACGCCTTGCTCATCTTTAGTTGGGTAGCAGTCGACGGTGCGACAGTCCCAAGTGTAGATAATGTTACTCATTTTGTGTACTAATTAGTGAGGCAAATATACAAATTATCCGCAAGGTCCGTATCCTTCGATGAAGCCATTGTCCATTACGTAGTATATAGCATTGCACTGGAAAGACTTCCACCAAAGATACTTACCGTCGAATGGCGTGGTAAGACCTTGGTCAGTATACAGGGTGTCACCAAGACCAGGACACCCGGTTCCAGACCACCACAGTTCAAATTCCCCACCATCAACGGAACAAGCCTCGGCAGAGTCTGACACACCTGGCTCTACCAAGTATACAGATGTTGCCGTCACTGGAGAGTAGCCGTAGA